CAAACGTGGTGACATTAGAAAGGTTATAGTATCAGCTAGAATACCTTATACAGTTGAACAATCACAAAAAATAGACGATATTAAATATAGAATATTTGTTTCTGAAGGTGCTGCTGAATTAACAGTTATTGATTTCCAACCAATAGAAAAAACAAATAATCATTACTATTTCTTATTAGATACTGCTAGTTTAATTCCAAATACTTATTACTTAGACGTTTTAGTTACATCTAATCTAGAAACCACAACTATTAAAAATGTAATTCAATTTGACATAGTTAATCAATCAGATTTAAGAAAAGGGCAATAATATGAAAAGTTTTATTAAAAAAAGGATTAGAGAACAAATGATTGATGGACAGAATATGTCACCAATTATGCAAACGTTTTGTAACCAAATGAGTATACCAGAGGAATGGATTAATTCTGATTATAAAAATACTATTGTGTTGCTAACCAAAATGATTGGACCACAAGATGGTCCAAACGCACATCTTTGGGAACGCATACAAAATCCATTAGAACAATGGAAACAACAAGAAGACAGCATCAATCAACAAATTAAAACACAACAAATGTCTGGTGATTCAAACCCAGACAATAACTCTTATTGGAGGTTGATTCAAACGACTATTTGCGAACAAGGTCCAGATTTTGAATAAAAAGACTTGACAAAAATTTAAATGTTCATATATTTATAAATGTGTTAACTCAAGTATTGGTCCCGACCAGAAATGGTTTAGAGCTGTCAAGGCAGCAAAGGTATCGGTACAATAATAACAAAAATTAAAAGTTAATTAAAATGTATTTAAATTATTCTGCGGCACAATCTGTGCCTACAGCTAATATTGCTGTGAACAAATCAAGACTTAAAGTCTACAACAATACGGGCGATATGCCAACGTATTATCTACAAAAGGGACAAGAGTTCCAAATCGAATTATTTAATCCAACAACGGATGTTATTCTGGCTAAAATCATACTTAATGGTAATCCTATTTCACAAGGTGGTTTAGTATTGAACCCTGGCCAAAGAGTATTCTTAGACAGATACTTAGATGTTGCTAAAAAATTCTTATTTGATACTTATGAAGTTTCAAATACTGAAGAAGTTAAAAAAGCAATCGAAAAGAATGGTGATTTCAAAGTAGAATTCTACAGAGAAAGAGTTCCTAATTACTTAAACACACTAGCAATAAATAGTAATACTGCTAGAGGTTTTGGTGGAACTATAAACAATACAACAATTGGTGGGTATGCTTCATCTATACCTAACGGTAGCGTTAATCTTACAAACACATCTGGTAATATTGGGTCTACTGCGTTATATACTTCTTCAGTTAGTAATAGTGTACCAACACTTGATTCAATGAATGATATGTTATCAATGGACGCACCAAAAAAAGCTAATCCAACTAGAACGTTAAAGAGTCGTTCTAAGAGCATAGAAACTGGTAGAGTAGAGCAAGGTTCAGTTTCTGACCAAAAGGTTGTTACAGTGGATAAAAAGTTTGAATACTGGGCTTTTCACACTATTGAATGTAAAATGTTACCAGTGTCACAAAAAATAAACACAGTTGAAGATATCAATGTAAAAGTATACTGCACAAACTGTGGTGCTAAATTAGGGAAAGGTCACAAGTTTTGTGGTCAATGCGGCACAAAAGCATAAAATAAATTAACGAGTTAACACATAAATTAAAACCGAGGACTTGCATCTTCGGTTTTTTTATTGTACATTAGTTAAAAAATATTGTTATGAAAAATATGAAATTAGAATTAGTAGAAGCAGCGTTAACTGACATTAAAAATTTAGTTAAAGAAAATCCAAATGATATGGATTTAGGTAAACGTGTTAGAAGTTACTTCCTTAATTTACCAGAAGTGGTTAAAGAATTTAAAGAAGAAATAGATAAATAATAATTATTTCACTTAGTTTTATATTAATAAAATTAACCGTATTTAACTTTTCCCATTACACATAATTGTAAAAATACGTCTGCGTCATCTGCATCAAACTGGCCATTTAAAATTCTATAATGTATTTCACTATATTCATTTTTTAATAAATTAATAGCATCTAATATTTTATCAATATCAACATAACCCAAATAACCCTTTTCATTCATATATTCATATCCATCATCAGAATCATCACCAATATTCTCATCTTTATCATAGAAATACATTTTACCTCCACCTAATAAAAATTTACTAATTGCTTTACTACCATGTACACCCATATGTTGAATATCATACTTAACATCTTTAGGTAGATGTTTAATATAATACCAATAATTAGAACCACCTTCTAATGCTGTTGTAAATAAGTTAATTAAATCTGTGCGTTCTAAAGGTTTAGTTTCAATATTTTTATTAGAATTACTATTAGAACTTCGTGCATGAAATTCAGCTTCTTCCTTACTTGAAATTACTCGTCTTAATGTGGTTTCCCATGCGTCTAATGAGGCTTTATCGTAAATAGATAATTCACTTTTATTTTTAATATTAGCAATTAACTTTTTTAAAACATCTATTGTTTCTTCATCACTACTAGTAATCTCAACAATCAAACCCTTAGATACTAGATATCTTTGCTCAGCTAATAGATTAGCTTTTTGAATATTTTTGTCTTTATCAAATCTTCTCATATGTTATTTTTATTAATAAATATTCCTATAAAACAAAAAAGCCCCACATTTCTGTAGAGCTTTTAAGTTTTATGTTAAATTAAGACTATCTTAATTCGTTAGGGTTGAATGTCATTACACCGTCAACTCTCAAGTGTCCGTAGAAACGATTGTTTACTACTTTCTTAGCGTAACGTGTCATGATACCTTTCACTGGAGCAAAGTTGAAAGGGTTGTACATTGTTGGAGTTAATTGTAACGGCACGTATGGTGCGTAGATATAACCAGTGTCTAACAATGATTTTCCTTTGTGACCAATGATGATAGAGTAAGCTGGTGCATAAGGGTCACGGTACACTTGGTAACGTCCGCTTAAAGAACCGATTCTTTCAATACCCATGTTGTATTGGTCTTGCTCTGGGTTAGCATCAGATACGTGGAAGTATTCTAAATCATCAAAGATTGCAGATATCTCAGAAGATACCACGATGAAGTTAGCACCACCTCTTAACGTAGATTTGTGGATTTGAGCAGAGATTTGGTTTAATTTAGTAATTAAAGTTTGGTTCCACTCTTTTTGAGTATATGGTGATGCAGCAGAAGAAGCTTTTCTCCATCCGTTGTAATCCCATCTTAATTGCCATGCAGCAGCTTTACGGATATCTCTCAAGATTTCACGGTCAATCTCAGCAGCAACTTGTTCAGATAACATTGCAGTTAACTCAGCTTCAGCATCGATGTTGTGGAATGCACTAACGTCTTGTGCTAACTCTGGAGACCAAGTAGCTCTTAATTTTCTTTCTTCAACAGATACAACAACTTCATCTAATTTGAAAGATACTTCTCCCATTTCAGTTTCAAGTTCTAATGTTGCATACTCAGCCCAAGCAGCGTTGAATGTGAATGCAGATACAGTAGTTGCAGAAGCACCAACATAACCATCATAAGTAGCTGTACCAGCAGCAGCAGAACCAGCAGCAGTTGTTCCAACTGGGTGGCTTAAATCTAAAGCTAAGTATATAGTACCAGTAGCATCTGTAATTGATGTATAATCTACAATTCCTCTACCATATTTTTGAGTTACCAATCTGAATGGTACAGATTTGTTAGTTGAAACAACAACGTTACCATCTTTATCTAAGATGTTAGCTGTAGTAACAACGTTTAATGAAGCTAAGAAAGACTCAGTATCCATTTGGTTACCGTCAGCACCAGTCATAACTTGTTTGTTAGTGTTGTTTGGTGAGAAACCAGAAACACCAACGATAATTTCTCTAACTGAACCATCAGTAGCAGTAGCTAAAGTACCAGCAGCAGCCAATCCAGAGAATTCACCATTAGTACCTAAAGATAATTTAGATAAACCAGTATGAGTTCTAATAGTTAAAGTACCTTTAGAGTTATCAAATAAACCATCGTTATAGAAAATATCATATAAGTTTTTAGCTTCCATTACTGTAGCAACACATGTACCAGCAGCTGGTAATACACATGATGGCATACCAGTTGATGCAAATGATGTATGAGCAGAATACTGTTTGTTTGTGTAAGTATCAGTATCGTAAGCAGAACCACCGTTACCAGCAGAATCAACTCTTGAAGATGTTTGTGGAACAAAGAAGAACAATTTACCAATTGGCATGTTCATAGCTTGTACAGATACGATATCGTTAGCTAATAATTTAGAGAAAACTCTTCTTACGATAGGGAAAACTACAGTTTCGAAAGAACCAGAGTTTGTTGCTGTCGTAGTTTCAGTTAATAATGAAGACGCTTGATTTTCATATAACTGAGCGATGTTTTCTTTTACGTGGCCTCTAAGACCCTCTAAGAATCCTAATGATTCCCATTTGTTTTGAGTTTCCAAACGGATAGCCTTCATGTGGTTTAATCCGATGTTACCTACTTGTCCAGATGTTAATAAATGTGACATAATTGTTTTTTATTTATTGTTATTTAATGTTATTATCTTTTTTCAACTCTGTTGATTAAATCTTTAATCCTTTGAGTTGAAGGGTCAACATAAGCAGTACTTTCATTTAATTGTTTTGAAGTACTTGTAGTTGATTCCTTTATTAATTTGTTTTCTAGTGATTCAGTGATTGGTTTTCTTGTTTCCAATTCATTAGAAATCACTTTGTATAATTTTTTAGATTCTACTAAGTTACTTGCTTGGTCAAATCTTTTTAAAATACTTTGTTTTTCAGCTTTAGTTGTTGAATGCTCAGTAAACAATCTTGTAATATAAGTCAAGTTTGAATTGAACACTACAGTCTCAACTAACTTTGTTCTAAATTCTTTAAGAGCTGTTCTGAATTCTTGATTCTCAGTTTTTAATTTTTTAGCCTCAGTTAATAAGCTGTTATATTTTTTTGCTGTTTCAGAAACGATTTGTCTAGCTTCTTGTAAAGCTTTTTTGTCAGACTCTGGTGCTATCATTCTACCACCACTGTATTTTTTACCTTGAGCGTGAGCAAGAGCTTTGCTTTCTTCTAATTCATCTTCTTCTTCAGAATCATCATTAGCAGCAATAAGATTTGTTTCTTCCTCATCTTCTTCACCAGCTTCTTCATCTTCTTCTCCAGAATCTTCATCGTCTAACTCAATGTTATATTCAGTGTCTTCTTCATCTTCTTCAGAATCATCACCACCAATAACTGTTAAATCTTCTTCAGAATCATCACTAGCAAATTCATCAGAACCAAAATCTTCTTCGTCATTTTCAACATCTTTTAAAGAATCTAACTTAATGATATACTCACCTGGTTCAGTAATGTTAATGTGAACTTCATCACCAACAATTTCAAAACCATCTTGAGATGTTATTTTCTTGTACATGTCAAAAATTTCTTCATCGCTACTTCCAACCATATTGGTTACCTCTGGTGCCTCAACACCCATTTCTACTTCGTCTTCCATATTCATGTCTAGACCTTCTTCTTCATAGGCTTCAGTAACTTCTTTTTTCTCTTTAGCTTCTTCACCTTTTTCATGCTCAGCTTTTTCTTTTTCTTTCGATTCAGATTTTTCATGCTCAGCGTGAGATGCTTCTTCTAAAGTTTCTTCTTCATAAATCTCTTCATCTAAAGATTCTTTCACAACACTATCAATTTCTTCTTTCGCTACAGAACGAAGTATTTCTTTTGTGTTAGCATTAAGAGCGTTTTCGATATTTTTAATATCTAATAATGCTTCTTCTAGTATTGATTTTTTTTCTGCCATTTTTAATATTTTTAATTTTAAAAATTAATTTAGTAATAAGATTTTACCTCATTTGTTTATAAATATGTGTGTTAGTGCGAAAAAACCTTTTTTTCGCAAAAAAAAATTATTCAGATAAAAATTTATCTAAATCATCTATTAAGTTTTCTTTTAACAAAGGCTTGGTTTTTACTTCGTTCTCAACGTAAGGTTTTAATTCTTCTATTGACGTTCCCATCCATGAACCTGGTGTACTAGGTGCTGTTACAACGTCCCAACAAATTATTTCAAAATCGTCTTGAACTATTTGCTCACCATTTTTACCTTCTTTAAGTGAACCAACGCCACGAGAAGAAACACCGATTTTAATTCTATTTCTTAGCATGTTGGCAACATCATCACCTTTACATGATATAATTCCATAGTTAATAAAACCTGGGCTCATTATGATTTCCATCTTACCCATAAGAGTATGACCTTCCCACCATGTTTCAATAATATTGTGTGAAATTCTATCACCAGCAATAATAGAACTTTCTGGGTGGTCTAATTCTCCTACAGCTCTGCGTTCACGAATTGCTTCTTGATAAAGTTTGTCTTGACTTTTTAGAACTACTTCTGGATAAACTCTACCATTTCTATTTAAGACACCGAATTTTTGTAATACGACATAAACGATAAGAGGCTCTGCAATAACAACTTTGCCAGATTCTAATTTTTTGATTTCGTTAATGAAAGGATGGTTTCTAGGTTCATCTGGACTAATGTATCCAGCATCGTGTTCAATTAGTCCACCCCAACCGCTTTCACCACGTTTTAATATTTTAAAGTCTTTATAATTTATATCCATAATTTAGTTGCTTATAGATATAAATATATTCTATTAATAAAAAAAGCCCCAAACGGGGCTTTATTTAATTTTTTTTCTTATGAAATTTAAATGATTTGTTTGTTTCAAATGTTGCGAACATTAAATCGGTCAGTTCATCAACGGTGTTTGTAATTTCAATTGAATTGATGGATAAAGCTTCTTTCATAAAAAAGGTTACTTCGCAATTCATAAAACTTCTTTTACCTAACTTTATACCAGATTCCCTTATATCTAAATCAACAATTGTTCTATCTTTGTTAAAGATTGTTTTATTAGCGTCTAAATAGTTAAATAACGTTTGTTTTATTTTTTTATTTAAAGACCTAATATCAAAACTATAATTGTTCGTTTCATCTTTTATCGGTTCGAGCCACGATGAAATATTTAAGTAGATTGATTTTGGGTTCTTATTGTTTACAGTACCATATGTGATATTGTAATTTTTAAAATTGTTGTTTTTAATTTCTTTTCCAGTCTTCATATATTTTTTATTTAATTATATGAAAACTCCAGGAATAAGTCAACTACCTTGTCTTTAAACTATTCTTTAAATCAACTAATTTGCTTATGTTTTTAACATAATCTTCATTAATTTCAATTTTATCTCTTAATAATTTATCTTTAACTTTTAACAATTTATCTTTAGTGTCCAAATCAGATTCAGTTAATTTTTCATCAATCATGGTTATACATTCTCTAAGTGTTTCTGTATAAACTGTTTTCTTTTCTTCGTCATCTGAACCAATTAAAGCTTTAATAATTTTTTTATCAGATTCCTCAAGTTCAGAATATCTTTCATTATATTTTTCAACCATTAAGTTAGTTAATAAACTATTTGGTAAATTAAAAGATTCTTTAATTTCTTTTTCTTTATTATTTAAAATATAATTTACGATAAAATCTTTTGAATCAATAATCTTATTAATGTTCTTTGGTGTTTTATCTGTGAAAATTAAAAATGATAAATTTTCATGTAATTCTTTTTTATCATAATCATTATCATTTTCAAATAAAATATTTGTTAATAACGCACTGTTAGCTTCCATAATATCTTTCTTTTTGAATTTAGACATAATATCTAAACACTCATCTAAAAATACTTTAGCTTTTAATTCATTACTCTCAACTTTATTTTCAATAAGATTATATATTAAAAATTGATTCTTTAATATGACGTTTTCTTTGATTGTTCTAACGTAATCTTTAAATAAAGTTTTTTTATCTTTATCCTTTGTAACTACGCTTTCAACTAATATATCATTATATACGTTTTTAAGTTTACCAAAATTCTGAACTGTTTTTGTAATATCTATTTTACCCATTTTAATGTTTTATTATAAATATGCTGTTATAATCATAAATATTACTCTTCTAACATTTTATCGATGTCATCTATAATATTATCTAATTCAGAATTTATTTTTAAATTCTTATCGTATATTTTAACTTTTTCAGATTTAACTTCGTTATCAGAATTAATACTTTCAACAAGAACATCTAAATGTCTGTTTTTATATTTTATTTTACGGTTATCTAAAGTTTTTGATAAGGTAGTTTTTCTTTCTGTTAATAAATTATTCAACCTATTCAATGATTCAGTTATAGTTGGAGCTGGTTCCTCTGGAGCAGCACCCTCTTCTGCTGGTGCTTCACCTTCTGCTGGTGCTTCACCTTCTGCTGGTGTTTCATCACCAAAATCTAAATCTTCACCACCAGTTGTTCCACCTCCGAAACCACCACCGAAGCTTCCGCCACCGCCTCCGCCTCCAGCAGCATCACCACCTTCTTCTGGTGCACCTCCACCGCCAGCTTTAGCAGCTTCAATGTCACCAAAAATATTATCAACTTCGTCAAACATTCTAGTATGTTTAATAACATTAGCAGTATTAGCCAATTCAGCAGCTGCTGCTTTCTCCATACGTTGTTCAAGTAAGTCTTGTTTGATTTCATCATCAGACCATCCTAAAATTTCTCTATGAGCACGTGTCCATGACATAGCACCAAATCCGTTACCAATATCAGACACAGCATCTTTAAGAGCTGTAATTTTAAGTTGTAAATGTTCAACGTTAAGCATCTCTGCTTGAGTTGATGGGTTATTAAGTGTTAATGAAAAATTATCCAATTCATCTTCAAAACCTAATATGTATAAGTGAATAATTGCAATCTTATTTAATTCTTGAATCATTGATTGTTGAATGCGATTAATAGTTCTAGAGAAACGAATATCTTGTAAAGCTAAGTTCTTACCTTCACCAGATGTTTCATCAAAACCTAAGAATGGTTTAGGTACACGTAATGCTGTAAATAAATTACCTCTTAAATATTCAATATCCGCAATTTGGTCCAAGTTAGATGCACCTGGCAACGTATCAATTGGGTTTGGTGCAGACTCATCCCTAACTGGAATAAAGAAATCTTGGTCATTAGATAACTGATTGTAACGTAAATCAATTTGACCAGTTTGTGGGTCAATGATTGGCATACGTTTAAACCTATCAGCAATTGCATTTACATATTGTTCAACATCAGCATCATCAATGTTACCAACATATATTTTGTAAACACGTCTTTCTGGAGCTCTAGTCACACGATATACAAGCATTGAATCCTCAGATAACAATAACTGTTTCCATACACGTCTAGCCTTCTCTAATACAGATGTACCATAAGGTAAACGTCTATCATCACCTAGTAATCTAAAATGTGCCATTTGCCATGAATTAAATTCAACATCACGACCTCTCCAATAAAATTTAACTTTGTCTGAAGCTTCATCTTCTGGTTTATTTTTTTCTCTACCAGTGATTAGGTCAAACAAACTACCTTCACGTCTTTCCATTTCATAGTTAGGCATTTGTTTTGCAGCAATAATACCATCTCTATCATTTATATTTAAAAATACAAAGTTATCACCATACTTACATGTGTTTCTAGTCCACATAGGTAATGATGTATGTATGTCTAATCGATTATAAAATAAATCTTCTAATATACCTTTAATTCGTTTGCTATCAGAATAAACATTCAACATTTTACCAACTCTGTTTACAGTAGTTGATTCTTCCATCATCACATCTAACGCTGCCGCAATAGCTGGATAAAACTCCATTGATTCAAAATCAGAGTACGAACCAATACGAGTTGTTTCATAGTTTATAGATTGTTGAAACATTCCATTCTCAACTTTTTTCCAAACTTGTCCTAAATATTTATTTTGTTGAGCTTGTAATTTTGTTGTTTCAAATTCCTCACGACTAGTTGTTTTTAATAACTCACTAGAACCAATGTTATATCTTTTAGTTGAGTCTTTTGGTTGCAACTTTACACCATCTGGACTAATAACTTGGTTTAGTTTTTGAAATATTGTTAAATTTTTATTTGCCATCTTTTCTTTTTCTTTAAATATACTTAAATCTTTAATAAATTAAATAGTTATTCCACATAATCGCAAGCTACATAAGCTTCACGTTTTATTGTCGAACCAACATATACATCTAAATAAGCATAAGTTGTAATCCAATCTTCACCATTAGAAAAAGGGATTGCGGTACAATAATTTTTATTTGCATTATCGTTATCTCGGTTATTTTTACCAGAACCAAAATCGTTAGGTAGTGGTGACCAACTGTAAATATAATTTGATAAATTCTTTCTAATAAATCTTGCTGCCATTGTTATAATTTTTATTTCATTTTACCGAATAACCATGCATATTCACCTTTAGGGTCTTGAACATTTTTATATGCTGCGTGATTAGGGTTTATTTTAGTTTCTGGTTTCTTTGTTTCTGGGTTTATTGTTGTTCTTGTTGGGGATGATTGAACATTACTAGAAGTTACCCAACTAGACAAAATTGCCTTTGTCTGTTTTTCTAATCTTTCTAAATTCTTAAATGAATGTTCCATAACCCACAAAGCCATTCCCAATGACATAAGTAAATCATCATGATAACCTTCCATATGGTCTGGTCTACCATTTTTATAGATAAATGTTTTCATTTCAGAAATAATTCGACTAGAACGTATCTTAACAGCATTGGTTCTTATCTTATATTCTAAATTTGAAATCATTGGCAGACGCACGTTTGTTGCATGGAAACCTGGTATTTTGTTTTGTTTGTTATATGATGTCAACTCTCTTTGTCTAGCAGATAATATTTTACCACTAGAATCATCATAATGCAATCTTTTGTATTCAAATTCCAATAGTTTCAATACCGTAGAAACACCCATACCACCAGTAACATCGACAACTGTATATGCTTTGTATAATTCACCGTATTCTTCAACTATTTGAGCCAATAAATCTGGTTGTATTTTACCTTGATATTCCATTACTTGTTCCATAGTTGTAAAATCTATGATAACAATAGTTGAGGAATCCTCCCCATCACCCCTAGAAACGTCCACACCCATAATATACTGATGGTCTTCTTGCGGTTCTTCCCACACCCATATCTCTTGTTCTAAACCACTAGTGAATTTAGGTATCATAACATTGTGTTTCTCATGGAATTCAATATACTCTTCATTGATTACGTTACCCCCAGAACCGATAAAAGATACGTCAAGCTCTTGTGCAATCATTTTAGCGTCATTGTTCATACCCCTACACATTTCTTCATACCATGAAGATGTAGGTTTCCAACCTTCAGCTATACGAGCGTTATAAGATGCAAATGTAAATTCATATTCTATTTCAGTGTCATCACCCTTATACCATCTTAAATCCTTATTATAACGTAAATCTTCATACCATTTCATTTCAATGATGTTGAAGTTGTTCTTTTTGTTTCTAGCTTGGTCGTAAGTTTTGTAATACAATGCATCCATACCATTAGGTGTGGAAATAAGTGTTGCTCTACCCCCAGTACCTAATGCTGTAAGTGCAGCACCAAATACTTCGGCACCATTATCAATATATGCGGCCTCATCCATGATTAAGAATGTAGGTGTAAAACCCCTTAATGCATCCTTTGATGTTGCTACCGCTTTTACACGACTACCATTAGGTAATTTGATTTCTTTTTTAGAATCCGTAAGGAATATAGATTTACCTTCGTTTTTAGCATTACCGTAATATTCATTACCCCAAACCCATCTAGGTAATTGACCTAAAAAGTCTTTAATTTTAGCTAAGAACTCGAAAGCTAATTCTTGCTTATTGGCAATGATTAGAATCGCTTCTGGGTTATCTGCGTCAGCAAAACCAACTTTTATTGACATATAAGCAGCAGTTGTTGTTGATACACCAGCTTGCCTTGGTTTAGTTACGATGTTGAATCTATTCTTTTCGTATGCGGATATAATTTCTTTTTGTCTAGGGAATAATCTGAAAGGTACGAAACCTTCTTGTGTTTTATCAAACGTCTCCAAATATGTTTCAATAGCATAAATTGGGTTAGTTAAACACCTAGCATATTCCTTAAATATTTCTTGTCTAGTTAACATAAAATTAATTCAATTTATTAATAAATATGTTCAAACTAAACAAAATCGTTTATTACAAATAAATAAGGGCCCTAAGTTAGGGCCCTTACTATTATTTTATGTTAGTTTAATTTAAAATAATTCACCAATATCAAACCCTTCATCAGTAAAACCATCACCATCGGAATCATCATTGTTAGAATCATTCATAAGGTCTTCAATATCAAACCCTTCATCATCGGAATAACCATCGGAATTTGCTTCGTTGTAACTATTAAGTTCGTTCATTGCATCTTCTTCTTGTAAACCATGTTTAACTTCATTTACAATATCAGTTATAATTTTTTTACCTTGTTTTGTGTTAGCCATTACTTCTTTCATTTTCATGTTAAACTCATCTACTGGTAACGCTGATAATTCACTAAACACATGGTGTTTTAAAGAGAAATCGTCAGCTTCAAATAAATTTGTAAAACGAGACCAAAGTGCTGGACCTAAACGCATATCCCATGGTTCAGCTGCTAAGAAATCTGCTTTATCAACAACAAACTTACCAATTTTTTTATCTTTTGGTAAACCATGTGCTGAAAGTATTTCCATAACACCTTTAACTAATTCATGGATAAGTACTGGAAAAACCATAGCTTGTGCTGTTATAACACATTTAGGATTTTTACTTGTAGGAAAATCAACTCTAACAACACCACCACTAACACCGTTTTCCATATTTGGTATTATGTAATACATGTAATCAGCGTTAGCCATTAGTTTTGAATATTTGTTAGGTAATTTAGGGTCCAAATCAGATAACTCATCATCAACCATGTGATACATGTGATTACATTTTTTAGCTGAACCTTGTATCATAGCGTTAAGAAATCTACGTTTATAAACTTCTTTATTAGCGTTAGTTAATTCATCATGATTCTCAAACTCAACTTCAGAAATAATAGGTCTAGGGTTTTTCTTAGTTCCCTCAATATTGATTTCAGTAGTTAACTCAGCGTTTATTTCAACAACATCTTCTGACATGTCAAATTCTTCTCTAATCATTTTAACTGCCAGTTCTTCTAATTTCTTTTTATGACTTTTCTCTAACTCAATAGTTTCCTTAACTAAAGGTAATGAATTTCTCATTACTTCTGCTTCGTTAACGTAGTCACACTCAAATACTCTTTTATATCTTTTAACTACTTCAGAAAATCTTTCACCCATTACTTTTTCTTCGAACGATGAATCATCACCTTCTGGCAACGCAGCATTATTACCTAAAGAATGGTTTCTTTTGATTAAATCTTCTTCTAATTTAGAATTCATTCTTTCAGAAATATTTTCTGGATAAACAACAGATTCATTCAATCTTTTTTCACCTTTCAATTGCTTACCTAATAATGACTTTTTAAGTGCTTCTTCTGCTATTTTTTTATAATTACTCATTTACTTATTTATTATAACTTTATTATTGTTCTGAACCTTCATCAGTTATTTGTTTTTTACCAAACACTTTACCTTCATAGAATTTTTTAAACTCTCTTAGGTTCATATATTTTTCTTCTTCACTTAATCCATTCTTAACTAATTCTTGGATTGTTTTGAATTTTTTAAAACTATTACTTTTTTCATTGACAACATAGTGTTTATATTCAGATAAACCCATTTCTTTTATCTCATCAATATCATCTTTAGCAACATGTTGAGTGTTTTCTTTCTCTAACATTTCTTTCATTGGTAATGCAACTTCTTTTTCAAAATGCTCAACTTCATAAATGTTTTTGTCTTCTAAACACATAACTGACAATACTACTTCTTTATTAGGTTTAACCCCTCTAACCATTCTGTAATTTTTGTCACCAATAGCAAATGGTTGTGATATTTTACCAGTTTTGTCATCAACCACATTTGATAAATATTTTATTGTTGCTTGGTCTTGTGGTTCAATAACAGCATCTACATTTTCTTCTTCATTGAATAATGAGTCTGGTGTTACTTGGATATCTACTTTTTTACCTTTTAAAGCGTCAACAGTTGATGCTAATTCATTTTTCGGTGTAAAAACAGTAGTACCATCATCTCCTAA